GCCGCCATCGGTGTACTCAATTTCGACCGGCCCCGCCTTTTCGCGCTTAACGCCGCTGGTCAGCGCACCGAGTGGATCGTTACCGGTATCAACGGCCAGAGCGGCTTCGTATTCAGCGTTTACGATCTGCGCCGGTACTAAATCGGATGCCAACAAAAAGCCGTCCATGTAGACGCCTGTTCGCGGCCAGCGTGCATCTGCCGATACAGCAGTGCCCTTGTAGCTCTGCGCCTCAATGTAGTCATGCGCCAGCGCCAGCAGTGCAGATGCCGTGCCGGTCAGCGTAATGCCGCGCTCGGCAGCGTAGTCGGTTAGACCTTGTGGTGTGCCGTACATTTAGAACCCCTCAGAATCATCAGCCGCCGCCTTCTTACGCTTCTTCCTGCGCATCTGTAGATGATGCACCTGAAACGCCATGCTCTGAGTCGGTGCGAACTGATTTTCGGCGGCCTCGTTTTGGTTTTTCTTCGGTGCTGTTGCCATTGGTATCACCTGCTTTCTGCTGGCGCTTGATGCGCATCATAGTCTCAAAATCTACGGGTTGGCCTACTTCAAGACCATCTCTGTTCAGTGCCATTATGTAGCCTCCTCGGTTTTAACCATTATACCACACCAATGATTCTTCGGAAACCCAATACAAAAAAGCCCCACATGAGCGGGGCTTTTGTTTCTGATCGTTGGATCAGTTGGTGATAAGGAAGCTCATCGGCACCAACTTACGATCCAGCACGCGGTCGAAGCTGGTGGCTAGCGCCAGCTCGGTGTTGGTGAAGGACTCACCAGCCGGAGTGCCGGTAGCCTGGAAGCCAAACGGGTGCAGAATCCAAGTATTGCGAACCCACAGGGTCTCAATACCACCGCCGTTGCCCTGAGCTGCTTCACGATCAACCTCAACCGGGGTTTCCGGTGCGCCCACGCCGTAGCCAAATGCACCAGAGCCAAAAATGACAGAGGTGTATTTGAAGCCGTCGGTTGTGCCAGCGGTAACGGTCATGCCGTCATCAACAATCACATGCAGACCCATGTAAGTCGGGATAGTCAGGCGACCCTGAGAATCCGGGATATACACGATGTCGTCATTCTTGACCATCTGCGCCATAATGGCCGAGTGGACAGCAATTGCGCTCAGGCTGGTTGCGGCGTCACCCATGGTGTAAACAGCCTCAGTGAACACATCGCGGTTGAACTTGGTGTCTGCGGTCTGAGATGCAACAGCCTCAGCGGCAACATCTACAGTCATATCGCCGGAGTCGTTCGCCACGTTGTCGGCGAGAATGCCGTTAGCAGACGCAACCAGGCGGCGCTGCCACTGACGGGAAAAGTAGCGGTCAACCTTGGCGCGGATAGCATCCATTGCAGTACCGCCCATAGCCAGCTCGGACGCCAGATCAGCAGCCTGCCAGCCCTGGTTCACAAACGCCTTGCGGGCAATCTGCTCACCCTGAACGATCTTCTGCGGGGTGGCAGAGTTGGTCGGGTTATCGTCGGAGTAGTTGACCTCAACGGAACCATCCAGGTCATTCCAGAACGGCAGCTCTGCAATTTTGCCGGGGGCGTTAGCCAGAGTGTCAAGCATGCCGTTACGGGTAACGATACCAGACTCAAAAAACGCGGTTTTCTCAGGGCCATCTACCTGCGGCAGATCCTGAAATACTGTGACATCAATAATGTCGCTCAAACGGGTGGTAGCCATTTTGTATTACCTCAACGAGTGGATTTCAATTGCTCATAGCGAGCCGGATCAGACTTCCTGATCTCTGACAATTCAGCGGATGAATAATCCGCCCATTTTCCGGCCTGGCCGTTGCGGTTGCCTCCTTGAGCGCCACCACCGCTTGCCTGCGACCCGTCAACCAAGAACGGATAATCAGCAGACAGTTTCTCTTTCAGTTTGGTCGCGTCAACTTCAACGCCACCGACTTCAAACTTCACACCTTCATCGGTGTACTTTGCAAACTGCAGTGCTTCCTTTCGCAGCAGCTCGGCTCGCTTATTGTCACGGGTTAGCTCGGTGACAAGCGCATTGGCCGCGCCTTCCAGCTCCTTCTGCTGAATCTGTTGGCGGAACTTGCGAGCGTTCTCACGTTCCGTTTCAAGCTCGCTCTGAGTCTTTTCGTACAGGCTCTTGAACTCGCCTTTTTCCCGCTGGCGTGCTTCTTCGGCTTCCTGCTGCGCCTTTTCCAGCTCGGTCAATCGCTCTTTGTCTTTGGCGTGAAGCCCAAGCAGTTCATCGCGCTTTGCCTTCAGCCCGGAAAGCTCTTCATCCAGTTTTGCCTGCAACTCTTCGGCTGTAAATGCTTCTACTTCTGTTCCATCTTCCAACTTAAACTTTGCCACGTTTGCACCTCATGCGTATGTGGTTTGACCCTAGGCCATTTGGGTGTAGTATACCATCCCTTGGTTTTTTGCACAATCCTAGGCCAGTGCCATATCTTCGCGGGCTTTGAGCTGATCCAAGTCCAGCAGCACGCCCCGGTCATCAACAAACTTCTGAATGTTCATGCCGCCCCTAAATAACTTCGCTCTCTCCAACCCCAGTACTTCGTCCTGAAACTCTTTAGGCTGGCGCTTGAGCCATGAGTTGTAAGTGGTCTGCGCTGATACGGGACCGTCCATGCTGGCGCGTTCGCCATCAATGCCTGGTATCTTGAACTCGTCTTTGACCTTCGGCACCCGTACGCACCGACAGTTGTAGCCGTTCGGCGTTTGCGGGCCTTGCCCAATCGGGAACACCTTGCCATCTAGGGCGGCATGCTCCGGACGGGTACGGCCATCAAGTGTAGCGGTGTACTCCTCACCTTGGATCACATCCGCATTAGCCTCATAAGTGCGCTGCCGTGCCACACTGCCGACATGGTTCACCGCCGTGCGTACCAGCGTTTCAGCCTGCCGCCGCGACCGCGTACCAACTAGACTGCTGACCTCCCGCGCCAGCTCCTGCACCGTGCGGCCTTCGATCACTCCGGCCTGAATCGCTGTCTTGATCCGCCTATCCATGCTACCGGCGAACTCGGTAATCAGTTGGTTCAGCGTCAGGTTCTTGATCTGATTGCCGGATACCAGCTTCATCTGGCTTCGAGTGACAACGGCGGCAATCTGGTCAACTGACGGCAAAACAGTCTCCACAGAAACAGCGGTCTGCAATGCCTTGGCCGCGAACTCCGCCTGGTACTGCGCCAGCTCGGTCAGGTTGTCAGCCAACTGGATCTCAAGCTGGCCGGTGATCTCGGTAATGATGCGGGACAGGTCAGCCTGCAAGCCTGCAAGCCGCATCGCCTGGAACTCAGTCGGCGTGTCGAGCATTCGGGCTTCAAGCGAGTTTCTGAGGTTCGTCAGTATCGGCAGCAGCTCCCGGATCACGCTGTTGCTGTAGCGCTGCAAGAGGAGCTGTTCGCGGGTCAGCCGGTCGATGAGGTATTGGTTGGAGCTCATGCCATGCACCTAAATATATGGGCTATGACATCAACAGTCCAGCCGTTGCCTAGCATTCTATAGCGCTGGTAATCACTAACTATAGAAGAATACCCTGCCGGTACTGACTGTAGCCACTCGCATTGCTCTGGCGTTAATGGCTTACACCGGCCATCCTTAGGGAATATAGACCCAAAATCAAATTCTGACACGCTTAGAGAAGGCCTGCCAACTCCATTGGGGTTTCCGCAATACGTTGTTAACGCTCCAAAGATATTCGTGAAAACAACTCTGTTTGATTCCTTTGATCTTTTTACAGTGGAAGGTCTAAAGTCACCAATGCCCGGTAAATCTTCTACTTTTTTTGCACTTTTCTTGATCGGTGAGATGTTCCAATTTACCCAGTAATACCGATCCCTATTTATGGGCAGTATTTCATTTGTGTTAATTCTAACAGGCTCAACCCCAAGCATCTCACTAATCACAGACAAACTCTCACGCTTCATTTTTACGTTTTCAAGCATGAAATTAACATCAGGATTGACTGCCTTTATATGGTTCAATATATCAACATAGACAAAAAACAGCTTTGATCTTGGATCATCAAAAGCAAGTTGCTTGCCTGCAAAGCTAAACCCCTGACAGGGGCTGCCACCTATAAGCAGGTCAATGGAATGCCAATCTATATCCCAATCTTTCCAGTCCTCAACACTACCGAGCCGAACTATTTCTGGGTAATTGTGCTCTGATACAGCAATCGCATGCTTATCAATCTCGCTGGCATAATAAGTACCAACAGATACACCTGCCCGATCTAGCGCAATACGACCACAAGACATGCCATCAAAAAGAGATAAAACATTCATCATAATCCAGCCACCTCAACCTGCCCAATAATCTCCTTATCGGTCAAGGTGTCATCCACTACGCCGGTACGGCGCAGGTACGACAGGATCACCTCGCGGCTGATGATGCCGATTGACTCAAGCCCCATCATCTGCGCAAGCATCTGCGGGTCAACTTGCGACTCGAAGAAGCTGGTGTTCATGCTCACGGTCACATCATCCGGATTCGCGCCTGCGAACTCACACACCCAGCGGAGGCATAGCCCCAGCGCCTCACCACAGTTGCGCACAATGGTCTCAAGCACGGATGTTTCAGCCGCCATGTTCGCCCTGACCGCTTCCGCCGTCTGGTTCGCGCCGCCTTCGGTAATCAGGCGTGCGCCGATCATGAGCATCTGTCGTTCCTTGGCTGTCATGGCCTCAAACGCTGCGCTGTTGGCCTGAGCCTGCATCAGTGCAGCAGAGCCGCCGCCGTTGGTGACAATGCCACGGCGTGCGCCCATCTGGATGCCGTTCGGGTTCTTCGCGTTCCACTCTTGGTCGGACATTGTGCCGGTATCAATATGGATCATCGGCTGGCCGTGAACGTAGACACCCTCCTCGTAGTCGGCACTGTTGCGATAGTGGCTGATATTCACGGCTGCCAGGTCGTACAACGTCACAGGATCAACACCCGCATCGTTGTTGACGCTACCAGCGGCCACGAACGGGATCACGTCCCAGCGGCTACCATCGGCCTTGCGCGGCTCCATGGTTTCGATCAGCGTACCGCCGTCATCGTACAGCTCTTGCACATACGCGCCGTCAACCAGTCTAAGGACGCGATACTGCACCTCGCTCGTGTAGTCGAATCCGTCCTCGGTCGTTTCTGCTTCCTCGCGCAGCACAACCAGATCAAGCATGCCGCCGGACAGGTGCCAGTTGATGATGCTCTCAGCAGCGTACTCGGTGATGACCGGACGCAGCCCCATGGCGATAACGTCCTCTCTTGATAGTCCTTCCGGCGCAGCAGGGTAATCGACTAGCAGGCCATGACGCCCAATACTGGCGACATTGGACACAACGGAGCGGGCAAGCTGTACCAGGCTGTTGTTGCTGTTGTCGGCGTCCTCGCGGATATATTCGATACCGGTCGGCAGCTCAATCTCCGGCTCCTTGCGGAACGCTGCGCCAACCAGGGTGTTCAAGGTGCGCCCGACAACATTCATGAACAGCGCCCGCTGCAAATACGCCTGATAACGCGGGCTGTTGCGGTCGTTGTTGTCGGGGTCAGGAATCGGTAGGTAGGTCGGCCCTTTGGCCTTAACGGCGCTCTGGCCTGCAATGCAATCACGGACAGCCGCCCACAGTGGCGCGTGAGCGGAATAGCTGGTGTGGACGGTGGAGACTGGCATTTTGGTATCCTGTTTGTTGATTGCTGATATTATAACATTTCGCTATTAGTGGGGACAAAGAAAAGCCATCGCGGGGAGGGTCGTGGCTATCTTATATGTGTCCAAGATGGCGCATCATGGCATCCATCATCCCCTTTCCGTACCAAAGGTCCGCATGATACGCATTTGGCACCCCTGGAGGAATCATCTTATTTAGTCTATCGGCAGCCGCACGCACCCCTTCAGCCTCAATGATTCTCTTGGCACCTGCGTATCCGTATTCGTACTGCTGTAGCCTGGTATCCATAAATCACCGCCTCATGATCTGCGCCTGAGAATTGAGAGCGGCAACCTGTCAGGCGTAACAGGGGTTCGGGGATCAGCCTAGCCGCTCTAGCAGTATGCAATAAAAACCCCCTAACCTGTCGACCAAGTGCTCCCAATCCGTCGGCGGGGAGGTATCATGCCCGTCAATTATACCACAAATCCAATATTGATGTCCATGACTGGTTTTCGTATGGGCATCTCATATGCTATCGGGTAGGTGCTGGCATCATTCTGGTGATCGTTGCCGCTTGACTTATCAGGTTCGCCGTTCGTGTCGTATGTTTGCTGCTCAAAACAGGCAGCTACGTCTGGGCACCTTTCGTCATTGACAAACAATCTGCCATTTTCAAATGCGGCATTCGTGGAGGATATCCTATCTTTTACCGGAGGGTTCTGCGGTTTAAACCGGCACTCAAAACCGAATTCCTGCCGCAAAATTGCGATGTCGGACTCTGCAGCCCCACCCATACGGGTTCTGTTTTTGCCGGAACTGTCTGGGTACACAATTATTTTGCTGCTCGGATATCTGTCCTTCAATACCTGAGCCACTGCGGGAGTATTATAACCATCTTTAATTTGATCCACCGCATGAAATGCTTTGTCACGCATAACATAAACAGTTGCAGCCATTTTGTCGATGTTAAAGTCCATGCCAACGAAGATTGGCTCACCGAACTTCACCACTTCCTTGCTCCTGTGTTTTGCGCGGTCATAACTGCGGTACACGGTCCCAGAAGTCAGGTTCACAAACTGACCTTCTAAGTAAGCACTTATTAACTGTTGAGGGTACGTCTCGATTAAAGATGGTATGTAATCAGGCGGCAAAAATTCCTCGTTTTCGTAGGTACTTGCCTGTACCATTGAATAACTGGAGGTCGGGTCTTTCGCAAACTGATGATACACAAATTTGAAACCCTCTGGTGTTGTTGTGACACCAATGGAGTTTTCAACACCAGGAATCACCAAACGCATTCGAGCAATGATTTTGTTCCAAGCATCTTGCGCCTTTTGACGCTTCAGCACATCTATTTCATCAACAAGTGCTCTGCTGATTTTGAAACCCACTATAGATGCGGGGTTGTCCATTGAGCGGCATATGACGGTGCCATAATAAACATTACCGCGATAAATACCAACCTCCTTGTCGCCAGATTTAATCACGGTCCGGAAGCCCATCATTTCCGCAGCTTCACTGAAGGTTGGATAGAAAATGTCGCGTATGGCCGGGTATGTTGGTCCGAAATATCCCTGCACCGTTCCTGGATGCTTACAGCAGAATATCAATAGGTCCAGACACCCAATAAAGGTTTTCCCGGACCCGAAACCACCAACATACGCTCGGTATTTGGTGTTGAGTCCGCTAAGGAATACACTCTGTGGGTTACTTAACCTCAGGTCGGCCATTTGTCACCTTGACATCACGAAGAGGCTCCCGCACTTCAAAACTGATCTCCAGCTTCTGTGCCTGCTCTTCATCCTCCTCTTTCCCTTTGGGGTTATCCAAACCTAGGATCTTTGCCTTCCCCATTGTTGCTGACACCATCGGTGATGGTTGCTCAATACTTTTGGCCAATTGCCTGGCTTCTTCAAGCTCGGCCAATAAATCATCTACTTTCATGTTGTGTCTCCTAGCATGTTCGGCCTGTACGTCTTGAATAAACGCCACCACCTTGGGGTTCCTGAATGCCACCTTAGTCCTAGTGTATAACGACTTATTCCCATAGTTACCACGGCCATATGCATGAACATAAGCGGCTGTCTTTTCTCCATGCTCCATATAATAGTAAGCCATCCTAGCCTGCTTCGGGTTTAGGTGGTAGGTTTTTTGTGCCTCCTCTATGGAGACTTCTAGCGGGACATTTTTGGGCATATGGCAATTATACCACACAGACAGGCTCCACACCATGACAAGTGTTGGTTGCTTCGTAGCGTTACTTTTTTATAAACCGGAAAAAATTGTCAACGACAGACAGTTTTTTTAGGCCATTCTACAACTGCAACAATTCTACAACACTATCAGAAACACCGTAAAACGGGAACTTTTATGTAGAATGAACTGTAGAACACGAAAAAACATCAACACTACAATTCTACATGGTGTTGCCCTTCAGAAATTGTCATTCTTTGACAATTTTTCCAAGTCTATAAAAAAGTTAACGAGAAGAAGGAAAGGAAAGGCCATTTTCTTGGCCTCTGTGCCGAATAGCTATGCTAGTGGGGATTAATATAAAGAGAGCCAAGGAAGACGCCTTCTCTTGGCTCGGAAAGGTGTCTGTGGTGCGGGTTACTTCTTGGCGGACCTGCGGAGGTAGTTTCCGATATTCATTCGCTGCATCCCGTGATTCAGGTGGGAGTATTTCGCTCTCAATTCTGACTCTGGGGTGTCTGTGTGTTGCGACACTATTTCATATGCCTCATCTAAATCTTTACCCATCAGAAGTTGCGCAACAGAATCACCATTACATTTGCTCTTGCGCCCGTTTGCAGTCACCCCGGTGACATACCTGGCCGCTATTTCGGGATCTACCACACCATTTTTAGGAGTGGTGGATGTATTTTCCTCGTCTTCGGCGGCATCTTCCTTGGACAGCTCCAATTCTGCCTGTACATCAGTGTGGGTGACTTCTGCTGCGGCTTCCAGAGCCTCCGTGAGGGCTTCCTCGTATTCCTTCTTGGAAGATTTGAACACCTCGGAGCGGACCATTTTCACAATTTCGGAGCCGTCAGCCGGGTTAAAGGTGATGAACTTATCATCAAAACCTGTGATTCTGCCAAACACCCAATCACCTGTCCCTGTGACATCAGCCTGAACATAACCACCGACACTTGCTCTTTTTAATGCTTTCATTTCTCTATCCTCTATCTCATTAGGTGTGGCCAACCCGACCACACCTTTATTATACCATGGGTGTTTTATTTTGTCAATACCTTAGGCTGTTTCCAGTGCCAGCGCAACAAAATCTTCGAACTGGATTTTCTGCAACCGGTCATCGAAACCCTGGTTCAGGCGGCTCTGTTGTGTCAGCAACCAGACCAGCTCCAGGCGTTTAAGCTTTCTGACCGCATCGATTGCGTCTGTTTTGTTGCCGTTTTTCCAATTCGCGATGATTGCGGAAAGCTTGATCACTGTTGATTGTTTCATTTCTCTATCCTCTATTGTGTCATCTCTATAGTTTTATTATAGCAGACCATGGGCATCCTGTCAATACTCAAATAAAAAGACGCCCGCACTGTGGCGGGCCAATGACCAGGGTACCATCACTAATGGCACTTACATTTTAACACGAGGTACTAAGTTGTACCATTCCTTGTGATAATAAATTCCACCTTGATCCGAGTAGTACCAAATGGCATCCTCGTGACCTTTGATAAACTGACCAGGCCCGAATCTACCAGCTTTCGTTGGCCATTCTTTGAGTTCATCCCTAAGAAAGGAAAGGATTTTGTCGTTAGGAATCACTAACCAGGATCTTAACAAAATAGGATCTATTGATTTCCCCTGAACAAACAGAGGGTTGTCTATTGTGTTAGTGTCAAAGTGGTCTTTTGATCTAACTAACCAGGTTTTATCATCATCACCAACCAAGACATAACACGGTATCCCAGCATCTTCCTTTTGTTTTGCCCATCTACGCTGATTTGGCCTCCAGTCCTTCAAGTCAGAACCAAACTTTAATTCGATAAAACCAATATTCCCCAGCACATACATAACATCCGGGAAACCCACCTCCGATGTTTTCAGTTCAATTCGGTGGTGTTGGGCATCGGTCTTATCCAGCGCCCTTTTCAGCCTATGCCAAATACGCTGTTCCGGTTTCACAACTGCTCCTCCTTGGCTCGCTGGCGGAGTTGGTTGGCCGCAGCATGTAATCGCTCGCGCTCTTGATGTAGCATCCATTCGCAATGATGCAGATCAGGATCGATTGGGTTTGGTCCACCCGCATCAATGTGCGGTGCCTCTGTAGCTAAGAATCGCTCAATCACTTCGGCATCGTGGGCAGCCATATGCCGTATCAGGTCGTGGTGATTATCGCGGTACGGTTTCAGTGCCGCGACCTCCACTGCCAGTTGATCGCGCTCTTGCTTCATCTCTCCCCAGTTGGCACAAGCCGTCTTTGCTGCTTTCCGCTCGCGCTCCAGTTCCTCGTGTAGCCTGTTTGCCAAATACCACGGCGTCCAGTAACCGTCTTTGTGCGGTACCGAACGTGGCCTGTGCGAGCCGTTTTCGCGCAGGATGTAGCGAGGCAGCTCTTTCGGCCAGTCTTCTCCTGGAAGCGGTGGAATTTCGGGTTTCAGGCCGCGCAGATTAGTGACTTCAATCTGTAAGTGTGTTAGCTCGCGTTGCAACCGCTCCACCTCGGCTTGTAGCTGCTCGATTTGAATTTTCTTCTCAATGAGCAGGTTCATGCGCGTGAAGTCGGCTTGCTTATCACCTTCCCGCAACCGCTCCACCTCGTCACATAGCGCCGTGATCGTTTTCATCTGCACCGCAGGCCAGCCGTCAGGCTGATGGTCTTCAGCCATCACGCGGCACGTCGCGATTACGTGATCCATCTCGTCATCCGTCATGTCCGTCATGTCCGTCATTTCATCTTTTTTCATGGTCTCTAATCCTTCCTATTTCGCACCCTAAGCGCGTTTTAGTCTAACCCTAGCAAACACACCTGTTAGCCTCAAACGCCTTAATAACCGCCTCTGTGACAGCTTCAGAGTACAACTCCTCCTCCGGTATGCCGTCCACAGGGGCAACGGTGTATTCGATCTCGGTAAAGCCGTAGAAGTTGATGTCGCTGGCCCAGCTTGTCGGATCTGGATCCTGGTGAACGTAGTGTGTAACCGTCACTGTTATGGGCACTTCGTGTTGCGGGTGTTGGATGGTGAGAGTGTGGTTCATCGTCCCGCCTCCAGTTTGTCCCGCAACTCAACCAGCAGCCTGACCGCATAATCAATATCCAGCCCGAGCTGTTTCGGGTCTGGCTGATCACCACCGCCGTGACGCCGCCAGTAGTTAGCCGACTTGAGCCGTGCAACGACATCATCCAGCTCGTTGCGGTTGTTCAATTCGTCTGACAAGTTCATTGTTCGCACTCCCGTTCGGCTAGCATGGCGTCGGCCATTGAGTATGACCACTTAGCCATATCACAGAACGCCATATCAACCTGAGAATCAGATACTAATCCCTGCATAGCCTTAGCCGCAAAATAATCCCGCAGAGTCATGCCGCCATCAGTGATAGACACATTGCCCGCCGTTTTGGTTTTTGGAAATGCACTCGGGTTTCTTGGTTTGCTGTTCATCTCAATTCTCCTATTTCAGCACTTTATCCAATGTAGTCGGGTCATCAGACAAGAGACTGTCTAAAAGAGCCAGGGCATCTTCGTCTTTTATCTTCACTGCTATACTGGCCATCACTTGCTCTGCATGAATACCGATACCGTATTTCTTCAGGAAGTACACAGCATCAACCAAATCAGCCAACTTGATTACTTCCTTATATTCTGGGTTGCTTTCCTTTATCGGTGCACCAAGATACTTCATCCGATGTTCTACGGGGTCACTGTAATTGATAGCCTCTTTGAGGACTGTAGGCATATCTCCCGTGAGTGCTTCCCCAAGATCATGGTATAGTGCCGATATCATTACTTCCTGCCAAGGAAGACCCTTTTTCTGCGCCAGAAACCCCGCCAGAAGGGCCACGTTAAAGGAATGTTCAGCTACGGATTGGTTCTTAACGAAATCTACGATATGCCACCGGGTGACATGGGTGTTACGCAGCACATCCTGCGGTGTCAGGTTTATTGGGAGGTGTAAGTAAGCCATTATTTATGCCTCATGATGCCAGTCTGTGGGTCAACAGCCCATGTCCGGTTTTCATTGATTTCCATTTTGTCGTGCACGGCTTGGAGTGCATCAATGCCGCGCATTTGGGCAATATCAAACAACAATATCAAGGTGTCGGCGTATTCGCCGGGGTCATCCAAGCCACCATTCAGGAGTTCTGGAATTTCCTCCAGCATCAATTTTGCTAGTGCCCCGTGGGGTGTTCTGCCGGGGTACACTCGGTCTGCCCATGACTTGATTCTTTCTTGCGCCGCCGCAATTGGGTCCGAACCACATTTGCGCATTTCTTGCAGATCCAGTATCTCTTCTTCACCCGACTCGGTGAAAATGCTTCCAATTCCTTTTCTTCCTTGCACTTCAAGCAAGTCTTTTTTATAACGTCGGTCATCAAAACCCCCAAAATTATTGTGTGTGTAGTGATGAAGAAACATCATACAGCAGGTGGCATGTGCCAGGTGGCTGCGATTAGTCTCGGCATCGATCTCTTCACCACATTCAAAAGCCGAGATGTGTCGCTTGGCAGCGTCGATTACGCGTGAATATTCAATACCATTCATCCAGTTGGGACCGCCGTATTTATCTTCACCGTACCCCAGCACATGCGCCACGTCCTCTAGGAAGGAAGGGTCAATAAGACCCAACCTCGGTTTCCCAGAGTCAAATTTGACTCCCTTGCTCATAGTTCCCTCACGTTATCAGAGGTGGGGCCAAAACCTAAGTATTTAACACCACCACAGCCCACATTGTTTGCCACATTGTTGATCACGGAAACGATAAAAGCCGAATGTTGCTCATCACGGCAGTAATTTACGAAGTTCAGGAATACCTCGTCTGGCTGCACGGCACGTAGGGCATCCTCGGTCTGTTTCCGTGAGAATGTGAAAATGCGTCGCGGCAATTGCGTCACTGTGGTCAATTCCACCGGCTGGCCCAAGTCGTTGAAGGTGATTTCCTTCTGGTCACTGTAGCACGGCCCCGACCAGCCGATCATCTCACCATCTTTATTGAACCGGTTTGCAACACGAATTGGGTAGGTACGCATTGTGCCAACGATCTTAGTTAGCCAGCGCATCGGAACGCCCGCATCCACCATTATTTGTGCCGGTGTGCACTCACGCGACGTGGTATACGGGTAGAAACCAGAATTTATGCCGAGAGAATAGCCTTGTGCTCCCTCGACCAAAACGTTCTCTGACCGGTCCAGCGCCTTGTTGTAATTCTCGGATGTGGCCGTGCTGATATCAATATTCAGACGGTCGGAAAATGCCAACACTTCGTTGGTGAAGTCACGGGCCGTAATCACAGACTCCGGGTTTCGACGGATTTTCTCGATCATAGCGGCACCACAGCCTTTTTTGGTGGAACCGATGGCCGTCATCGAGCCTCCTTCCTCCAGAATGTGGCGCTCCTGAATCACACACGCATTTTCATGGATGATGATCTGAACACCCTGCAGCAGGTCTTGGCATTCCTCAATTTCAGCAAAAAGGCGATCAAGACCGATCTGTGAGCCAGGGCCAATCAACACCTGCCGAAGATTTGGTGACACAATGCCATTGGCCAACATACAGTGAACGAATTTGCGGCCATCGCGGTTAATGTAGGTGTGTCCGGCATTCATACTCCAAGCCGTAACCACCGTGTCCGGCTTGTCACGCTCTGCCAGATACCCCGCAATCAAACCCTTGCCGGTTGATCCAAACTGGAGATCACAAACAACCGTTACCTGTCTCATACGTAATCCACTCCATCATCAGCATCTTGCTGCAGTTGCTCAATAAGGTGTTGCATCTCAGAAATTTGATCCTCAAGGTGTACCACATGTTCCTTAAGTGACTCAATTTCGGATTCGCGCTCTTCGATAGCGGTGTCAATTTCCGATACCGCCTTATCAATGAATTTTTGTACCACACCCCCGATTGAGGATGGGTCGTCAACATCAATATAGAAAACTTCAGTCGCCATGTCTGGTGTCCTCAAAAAGGAATATCATCATCAAAATCAACATCTGATGCGCCGGATTCCACCTGTTCCTCAACGGGGGTCAAAGCCAGGGACATGAAATTTGCACCATTGCGGGATTTTTTCACCCAAGCGGAAACCCAAAACTCAACACCATTGGCATTGATGCGGCCACGGTACTGCGGCTGGCGGTCGTTGGTGCGCTTGTCGTTCTTGAACAGGGCACCGGAATTTGTGTTATCAAAGTCTGACATTGTCTTATCCTCTATTAGATTTGGAGCAGGTATGGTGCATTCAGGTCGGCCCAAATGCAGAATTCGTCGGAAATAATGTGCTTGTCATCCTCATTGAGGACCACAATACCCTTGGCCATCAAACCAACCATAAAATCGTGGTCATCCGGGTCGAGTGGGTCCAAGGCATCAATAACGGAATCCGCCGTCAGGATGTACTCGGGGTCCAACTCTTCAACGTGATCAGCACCGGAAAGGCGCAAATGTTCACGGATGACAAACCCCACAAATTCGGATTCTTCAACGGAGATATCATTAAAATGTGCCATTAGTCTATCCTCTATCAGTTTTGAAATTTAATTATACCATGGGAACGAACCCATGTCAATACCTCATGTGATTGTCGGTGCCAAGGTTGCATCCCACCAGTTGGACGAAGGTTCTGAAAAATCTATCCGCAGTGGCACCCTGATTTCGGGTCTGTTCTGAACCAAAGCCTTAATTTCCTTCATGTGCTTTTCAGCACCACCAAATGGTATGGAAATCGAATACTCGTCATGAATATTCAACAACAACTTGGCGTCTGGACATTCGGACGCCAAATACTTTGATATGCGAATAATATTGCTTTTGTTCAAATCCCCCGCAGTACCCTGATATACCAGCCCAGACGCTTTGTGCGTGAATTGTCCACCCGGAAACCGTATGTGCCTGCCCATCAGGGTTTTAACATAACCCCTGGACTTGGCGATTGCCCTTGCCTTTTGTGCAATCTCCTTAACACCCGGAACCATAGAGTAATACTGGTCGATGATAGCTTGGGCTTCCTTCCCGGCTTTTTTGATTTCCCTAAGCTCACCACCAAGCTCAACCTCTTCGACGGTATATGGCAACCCCATCTGCGCTGCCAGTTCACCGCCGCCCATATTAAACACCATGCCCAAGTTCATCTGTTTTGCATTAGCGCCTCCCGATTGGGGTGCGTTTCGCGGCAGTCCTGTAAGCTCGGCAATAGCTGCATGTCCATCAAGGTCGGGGTTTTTTGCATAGGCCGACACAATGTTGCCGTTGTTCACATAATGATGGAAAATCCTCAACTCGTGCTGATCCAAGTCGCCGTATGTCCAACCCATGTCCTCGTCGGGGAGAAATATCGGGCGAACCACAGACGCCACATCTTTGTCCCGAGACGGTATTTGCTGCAATGCCGGTCTGGTATAGGACAATCGACCAGTGCCTGTTCCTCCCATCCCATCACTTTTGGTCTGGTTGATGTTCGGGTGCACCCTCCCGTTTTTCTCGTGCCCCAAGATGTGCCCGCCGATGAATGTGTCGCGGGTCTTCATCATTTTCCTTACTTTTAGGATTAGTGCAGCTGCGGGGTGCTTCATTGAGCGCAGAACATCCGCACCAATGGATGGTTTACCGGCAGGTGTGGTCGGCAAAATGGTCCCATCACATGCTACCCACACACCGGACTTGTTCTGCTTCGGTTCGAACAACTTCATAATCGAACCGGACGGATTGGGGTTGACCTCAAACCCCGCCACCTCATTTAGCCGTTTTTGATTCAAGTCGATGGTGGAAGTTAGTGAAGACATCTGGATTTCTGCCTTGTCATGGTCTATCCGGATACCATGCCGTTCCATTCGGAATACATGTGGGAACAGTTCCCTTTCCAAATTCCACACGTCGTGCAACTGCTGGCGCTCAATCTCTTTTTCCTGCCACAAATACAATTCCAGGGCTATTTCGGCATCGACCTTGGCATAAGGTTCCACCAGTGATGGCGGTGCCCTGTGCAGATTTGGCATTTGTGCGTTTCGTGTTACCCTTCCACCAAACAATGCCGCCAACTTCTCGTAAATGTCATCAACTTTGTTTTTGCCAAGGTATTTCTTAGCCAGGGAATCCAAGCTGTAACTGTGGAGGTGTTCATTTATCAAAGCCGCCCTGATCATGGTATCTTCACACTGTTCAGGTTCCAATAGCACACCATCGTTCTTCAACATGTGAAGATCAAACTTCATGTTGTGATTCACAACCTTCTTGAACTCGGTGCTCAGAAGCTTTTTGTATTTTCCGGGTTCCCTGCGGATATCAAAATATTCAGACTTGATTTGACCATTTTCTACCCATGCTATGGCCACACCGAAAATTTTGTCCTCTAACCAGTTAACGCCTGTGGTTTCAACGTCAATGCACACCAAGTCAGAAAGTTCCCAACTCATATCAGTTCCCTCAAAGGATTTGACCCCATAACAATGTCCAAACGCTCCTTGGCCCTGGTTACGGCAACGTAAAATGTGCGGATCTCGGAATCGCGTTCTTTCGATTCATATGTTCTTTGTCCCATACCATTAACCAAGATAATTCTGTTTGCCTCTTTACCCTTGGATGCATGGATGGTACATATTCTAACATCTGTAGATTTCGGTAGGCAACCGTGGGATTCAAAAATCCTCTTCAGGTATGAAATGAGGTCGGGCTTGAGGTCCAGTACCTGTTCCCAACTCTTCTTGATTTCCACCCTTCTTTTTACCTTGTCCCTATAAACCGGTTTCACAGCCCGTTCCAGGGCATTCCACTCCTTGTCGCTGAGCATATCCAGCCCGGTATTGGCCATATTCTGCTGGTATTTACACCAAACGCGAACGGCATTGGCTTGCCTAGATGACAAAGGTGCTGGCTTTCCGCCGTCAGCCGTATATGCTACACCCCGCGACACCAACCATTCTTCTATGTCCTCCCTTATAGAGTGATTACGCACCAATATCATAGTTTCACCAGTTGGGGTGTCAACCATCCTGATGTCCCCATATCTGTTAATTACACCCTTGTCAGCTTTCGGGCGGTACTCTTTTTCCACTCGGTCTGACACATTTGATATAAGGTCGGTAGCGAGGTCGTGGACCGAGGATGGTATGCGGAAGGACTGGTCGAGGACGACCCTTTTGGCACCATGTCTGATCTCGAAATCGGGCATACCCGACGGGTCTGCACCATTCCACTTGTATATGGACTGGTCATCATCACCGGCAATAATTATTTCCTTCAGGAATGGAATCCACGATTCCACCAGACGCCACTGCTGTGGCGTGAGATCTTGGGCCTCATCTACCACCAAAATGTCTACTTCTGGGTCTTCACCAACGGCCAGATCCAACATGTCCGAGAAGTCCACAACGCCATAAGCTTTCTTGAATGACTCATACGACTCAACAAAATAAATGAATTCGTGCAGTGCACCAACCTCTGGACACTCCATGAAAACACCTTTATAATTCGTTGTCAGCTTGGCCCTGGCCAATGAATATAATGACATATATGCCTGTCCCTTGGTCATTTCCGTAATTTCATAGGAATTTACAGAACTGAACTGTATGCCAATAACCTTGGTCAACTCCCGGAGCCATGAATCGTTTATCACCCGCTCCTTCGACAGTCCTGCCAGTCTATAACCATATGAGTGCAGTGTGGAAATTTCTCTTCCAGCCGGTATACCACACCGATCAGCAATCTCTTTTGCCGCCGCTTTTGTAAATGACACTACACCGACTCTTTCCTGTTGATAGGACTTGACCCTATTAACCAAATAGGTAGTTTTGCCCGTACCCGGAGGACCGTAAATAACTTCTGCTTTCATTCTATCACCTATAAAAAAGGCGGGTTTCCCCGCCTCAATTTTACATCTCGCTGTCGTCTTCCGTAACTTCAGTACTGCGGTCCACTGCAGCTCCTCCGGATTTCACCATGTCGTAAATTTGCTCGGCATGCTTGAACACCTGCTCTGTTACAAAGCCGACATTCTTCACGGACAGATTGTAGAAATCCTGGCCAGCCTTGTTCTGGTCGGCAACACCAGAAATCTTGTACACACGTGAGAATCGCGGCCCACCATTGATTCGAACCAGGCTATTCCAGTTACGGCTCACACGGGACTTGGTTTTTGCCATGGATATGACGGCTTCTTCAACAGAACCATCCTCCTTCAGTACCAGCACGAAATGCTGATTGGTGTCCACAACTTCCCACTCATGTGGCACTTCTTGTGTCTGTCGGGCCTCTTCAGCACTAGCACCATCTGGGAACGCACCACCGAAACCACCTCCGAGCTTGGTGTCACGCCACAGAAGGTATTCCTTGCGGAAGAACACCGGAACCACATTAATTAACTCGCCGTACAGCTCACGGGTGACATTATTGTACAGCATGCCCTCTTGAGCACCATCAATGTATGCGGGGTCTGTCTTCTTCCGGCATGCGGACAGGGACTGAACCAATTCAATTCGAGGAATCACCAAATCATCAGAACCGACCTCTTCAGATCCACGATTATCCTGCATCTTTTCCTGTAGGAATGCTGGCATTGTTTCATTCATATTCACATTTGACACTTCATTCTTAGCCATCTTATCCACCTTTCTACTAACGCTTGGTTATTGTTGCACGTGAAAACGGAGTTACTTGATAAACATCTTCTGGGATTTCAATGCCATCCCGGAGCATTCGACGAATTAGCGCCTTTAATGACGACGCATTTACCGTCTCGGAGATAAGATCTTCATGACCATTTTCCGCCAGCCATTCGAAGCTTGCCTCCTTGTTGTTGATCTTCAGATAAATGTCCGAAGTCAACGACACCCTGCCAACACCCTGCACAGTGATGGACTCTACACCTTCTTCGTCCATCTTCATGGGCACTGCATGAGTGCGGACGTAATCATAAACCTTACCAACGGCAGATTTATGGCTGTCCAGTTTTTCATGCAATTCCTTGATGTCGGCCTGGAATTGTGCCAACTGCACCAAATCCAGACTATCAAAATCCAGGGATTCTGTGTTGAACCCCTCTACCGCAGAACCAAGACTTTCCTCGGCCAGGCTTATTGCCTTGACGAATGCATCTATCATCTATCGGATCTCCATTTCTATGGGTCGGTACCTACCGCCAATTTTGTCCCATAGCAGGACATTAACAACATCACATCTCTCGGCGGCTTTGTGGAACGCATACCCGATCACAGCGGGGTTTCCCGTCAGCACCAAATAATCATCCTCACCAAACTGCTCAAGCGTGGAGTCAATTCGGGTCATGATCGACTCATTAATCAATGAACCCCGAATCGGCTTAATCTCATCGCGAGTAATGAAATTCACCTCACCAAACCGCTCAGCATCGGAATAATCAATGTAATTATTCTCCTGAACCACCCAAACTTTGTTCATTCTATTCTCCTATCCAATAAGGAAATTGTATCACACCGTGGGGCTTCGGTCAACTATAATTTTGAACGGACATATTCGGCAACGTCCATCTTGCTCCTGAGAATATTCATGATGTGTGCATCCTTTGACCCCTCCGCCACTATGTCCACGTATAACACATTTTTATCCTGACCAATACGGTGGCACCGGTCCTCGGATTGCATTCTGTCGGACAACTTAAGTGAGTTGCTGTAGTAAATAACCAGGTTAGCGTTATTTAAAGTAAGACCAGTGCCGCCGGTCTGCTGGTTGGCAACGAATACCTTGGCGGGTCCAGACGTGAATCTTTTCAAACTTTCCTCCCGTTCATCCGAAGACAAACCACCGTGGTACTCCACACACTCGATGCCCGAAGACTTCAGCGCCTCCACGATATCTGCGATTTCCCGCCTGAATTTTGCCCACACTATGACATCACCACCCACATTCTGCCTCACCAATTCCAGCAGTTCCATAATCTTGGGGTTTTTGTCCGGTTGGACTATCACGGAAGTTTTGCGGCCATCATCGGTGTCATGGTTGATAAAACCTCCGGATATCTGTTGCAGCATCGTATATTTGGCCAGCACCTGATCCACAAACACCTTGACACTCTCAGTGCCATTGTGGATCATGGACTCCATTTCCTTATCTATTTCCTTATAAAACTTCTTTTGTTCCTTTGTCATTGAAACTGTTCGGACGCTATAGGTCTTCTCCGGTAGGTCCAAAACGTCTTCCTTCTTACATTGGAAGGTGAACGGCTTGATGGTATCCATCAACTCATCCTGGTTCTGATACCCAATTACTTCCCTGTTCTCATAGCCGCCCATAATTGCGTATCTGGATTTGAACGCGAAATAACTACCAAACCCCAGGATGTTCGGGTCCAATATGTCAAAGGGCATGTACAAATCCAAAAGTCCCTGAGTTACGGGGGAGCCGGTCATGATATTCGCAACCACAGCGCATGATGCGATGTGCTTGATATTCCTGGCCCTGTTTGCATCTGGGTTTTTACACAGGTGCGATTCATCCAAGGTAACGGCATATCTCTCCCCGCCTATGATATCAAGCATGGCATCATAGGCACTGCCGCCTTTATACTTTGATGACATGCTTTCTATGCCGACAATGACAACCTTCAACTTTTTGTCTGGGGCTTTCACTTTCCTGCCGGATTGAATGACAACCACACCAACATCTAGTGGGCAGTGGATTTCTATTTCGCGCATCCAGTTAAAACGTATTGAATTCGGGCAGAACACCACCCAAGTATCAAATCTACCCGCCAAAATATGTGCGGACATCAGATCTATGGCAGTTTTGGTCTTGCCAGTGCCCATCTCCATGAAGAATGCGTGCCGGTCTAAACCATAAGCGTAATTGAGTGCCTGCATCTGATGCAAAAATGGTTTAGTCTTAAACTTGTAATCCTTCGGGAACGGTATGTATTGCACCTGCTTTAATTGGACAACCTGTTCCGCCACTACAAGAGCTTTTTCGTCCATGTATCTGCGGAGATGTTCCAGCATGAACTCACATGCTTTCCTGACCTTCGGAACCGCCCACTTCCTAGACCTTGAATTAAACCGCTTCATTGGCAGTGCCGCAATCAACTGGTTCTCTTCAAAGCCGCATTCTATCACGAATTTGTTGCGCTCTAATGTGATTTTCATAACTCAGGCTCCACACGTACCGGCTCCAGGTCAATCACATCCCCGTCATTTAGGGGTGCGAACCACACTGATATTACCGATGACTCAACCCTCAGCTTGGCATGCTCAACGCCAACCTTCCTAAGTGCCATCCACAAGTTAGAACCTTTCAACTCCTCCGACCTGTTCTTCTTGAGGAAGTCAATGAAATCGGAACCCCTGAAGTATACTACGCGCTTTCCATCCACCTTTTGCACGACTGGTGATCCGAGCAACAATGCTCTGCGCTCTGTTATGTCTTCACCACCGGATGACAAATCAGCCCGCCCGAAGAATTCAAACAGTCGCTCGCGAATAAAGCCGTATGCGGACGCCTCCTCCGGTGCCTCCAAAATGATTGCCTTCTCCATCAGGCTACACAATGTGGCTTCCCATTTGTCGTTTTTCATTGGGGCGATGATTTTTGTCAGATTGTCAGCAACAGCACGACGAACAGCTTTATAATCCATCAATTCATGTGTGGCCAGGGTGACGGGTGTATCATCTACATATAAAACCCACCTGACGGGTTCGGTAGTGTACTTTTCAAGCTTCCCGAATTCTGGCGGTTTACCAAGCTCTAGTTCACCCTTCTCTTCCGGTGTAATCCCAAATTTGCGCTTAACACACAAAGAACTGTTACATAAAGACCTGCACGGTTCTTCCTTGCATTTGTACCGGTACTCCCGGCGGCTGGCACTGGTGATGGTTCGTTTCGCCTCACTGTGGACCAGCGGTTTTTCAAAAATTCTGGCATTTGCATCGAATGCCCTATCCTTCCATGTTTCTGGGAATGCCTTTTTGAAATATATCACCAGGTTATATAGGGCTTCATTCCTGTGGCCCCTACCAACACCATCAACCAACATCCTCTGGATACACGGTGGTGCTTCTCCGTGCTCCCCGTCGGTCTTTTCTATTAGAATAGCTGGTTTTACCCTTCTGGATTCAGCAAGGCTAAGGAAATAGGCAAAGGGGACCTTCTGGCCACCCTCGAAGCAATACCTGAGTTCATTTGGGCTGTCAGCATCAAAACAGCACAGGTTGAGCCAATTTCCGAGCTGCCTCTCACCACCAGACTCCGGCAGGTTATCCTGCTTGGGGAAAATTTCGACCCCAGGATATCCAACAAGACCCGCCCACTTTGCCAGTGCTTGTCTTACCACCTTGGCCGGTGTGGGATCTGTCATGAACAGATAAAGATGTGCGCCGCCCGACTTAGATCTGCATATTGTTAGCGGTAGATCATTCTGCTTAACGGCCTTTTCAAGCTCCAACAAATCAATATCGGGACTGTCACCATGTGCATCAATATCAATGGCACCAAACCAGCAATTTCCATCATCCAATACGGGAACCACTCCCACACCTTCCTCCCCGGAAAGGTGTTTCTCGTATTGCTCGAACCCGATGGCACTCCTTTCAGTGTGCATCTTGCCAGTTTTCGGATTAAAGACACCATAAGACCTGGGGTTCCCGACAAACAAGCCGGAAAACCGCTCTATTTTCTCTTTCATCTATTCTCTCCATTATAAGAACCCAGAGATTTTCATTTAAAGACAACCTCTAGGGGGCAACACCATCTTATCATGTTACCGTAGTCTCTTACAAGTTCTACAGCTTATTCTACACCTAACCTCCCGTCCTACGGTGTTTCTGATAGTGTTGTAGAATTGTAGTAGGTGTAGAATGAACTCCGAATATTGTCTGTCGTTGACAATTTTTTCCGGTTTATAAAAAAGTAACGCTACACGGGGGATTGACAGAGAAAACCATGGGTGTTATAATAAAGGTACGAAATAGATTGATAGAGGATAAAACAATGTTTAATGCCACTATTACCTACAAAAGTGGAAAGGTAGAAGAAGCCCAGATTAAAATTGCGGAATATGCCGAAGTGCTGGCCCAGCTGGTTGAAGAGGGTGGGTTGGTTTCTGTGAAGATCAATTCGGTGGTGTGAATGCCAAGAGAAGCAACGAGAAGGTACTTTCCTTAAACGTAAAACACACAGTCCCCACTGACATAGATATTCAAGTGAAAGCCCAAGGAAGGGCAAGGGAAAAAGAAGGAAAGGGGATTGACAGGACAACACCATGGGTGTTATAATTAAGCCACAAGATAGATGATAGGATATTAGGAGAGTAATCATGAAATGCTACTTCATTGAAACAATCAACCATGTACCGTACACTGGTGAGTTCCTGAATGGTACCTGGTGGTTTGCAAGTGCCGATTATGACGATTCATTTAAGTGTGAGTCAGTTCCCACCTGTATGATGGAAGTTGACCGCGATGAATTTGTAGCAGCTTTTCCTTGGGAGGCTTAAGCAATGACCATACAAGTCAACATCCACGATCCAAAACACGCGAGCTGGTTTTCCAGCCCCGCAAAAGACGATATGCAGGCGTTTGCCAGCGTGACTATCAGCAGCGGCGAGAGCCAAGCGATTGTATTCGCCCATCATCCCGAAGTGCTGCTCGAGATTGCCTCTGCGTTTGAGCAAGCTGCTAATCAGTTGGGGGGGGGTTGAGTCATGAGTGAAGAATTGAAGCCGTGCCCGTTTTGTGGATCTGCCAATGTTGAAGTTCAGGCGTTCCGCCACGGGTCGGAGTGCTACACCGTCCGATGCGATGGTTGCGGAGCGTTAGGCCCTTTAAAGCGCAGTTCCGCAGGCAGCCATATCAGCTGGGATCTTGCCATGGAAGCATGGAACACACGCCACATTCCTGAAGGCTACGCGCTGGTGCCGGTTGAGCCGACCGAAGCAATGGAGCGAGCAGTTCTTAGCCTTAGTGGTGACTATGAAGGAAATGTAAATCCGTTTAACGCATACGCCGCCATGATCACCGCCGCACAGGAGGAAGCAAAATGACTGACAAAACCATGAACCGCCTCGCCTTCGCCGGTCTCGCCATTATCGCACTGGTCATGTATGGCATGACGCTGCACATGGACTATGTCGAGGCCCGAACCGGCATTAACTGTGAAACGCATGTGAGGAGCTGCGAATGAAACTACTAACCGTCACCGAAGCCGAGCATATGCTCGGCTTTAGCCGATCAAAGATTTACAAGCTTGTCCGAGAGGATGACAGCTTCCCCCGCGCCATCAAGCTAGGCGAAGGCGATAACGCGCCGGTTCGCTTCGAGTTGGACGAAATTGAGCAATGGATTAGGGAGCATAAGTTATGAGCAACGAAACGAAATGGACGCCGGGTCCGTGGGTTGTATGTCCTGCCGGTGATATCTGGAGTGAGAATCTTGTGAGCTTGGTCGCTGACATTTATTCGCCAGTTGAAGCCAACGCCAGCCTAATCGCAGTCGCGCCTGAGTTGTATGCGATGTTATCACGAGCAAGACATGCTGCTGGTGATGATTACTCATGCAGCGAGGATCTGCTAGAGGAGATTGATGCAGTCCTAGCCAAAGCCCGAGGAGAATAAAAATGAAAATGTCAGAATTCATGAAACTAGCAAAAGCTGCAAACCGTGCGCATGAATTAGCAGATTCACCATGCCCTGAAAAACTTATGGGCTCCGGTACTAGTGATGAAGTTGAACTATACCGTGCAGCTATTCGCCGCGTTGCAGTTGAGCGCCGCAACAACATCATTGAGCGAGTTGGAGTTGTTATTGATGAGCAAGCGTAAACCGATCCACGAGGTTGTCATAGAAAAGGGTGAGGCCATCGCTGCCGATCTGCGCCAGTTCAAACTGTCTATCGCTGCAATCAAGGCCAATCACGGGGTAGGTTACGACGTGATCGAACAGACCGCCGAAGAGTACGGCATCAGTATGCGCAACCGTGGCCGCAGAATGCACCAGATCGCCTCTGTTAAAAGCCATGAGCGCCGCCGTGCTGAAGCTGCCTTTTTGCGTGACCTGAAGGAAACCAAGGAGACATTAGGCGCACTGGCCAAGAAGTACAAAATTGGCAAGGACAACGCCACACGGCTCGCCAAGCTTGATGGTATCGATACCCGGGAGCGCCAGAAGGTTATCCGGCGCGAGACATGCGAGACGCGCAAGAAGACGCGGCCACCAGCTGCAACAGAGTCCGATATGCTGTTGTGCGGCGATCTGAGCCGCTTAGTAATGGGTAGTAAATGGAATGGTCAGGAGTTAAGGATATGACCACCAACACAAATGCAACAAACCGAGCAGTGGCAACAGTCACAAACGCAATGACAATCGCTGGTCTGGAAATGCTCATGCAACCAGACCTGAACCAATATGTAACCGCAATGAGTGACCGGTTCATGCAGCAAGACGCCAAGAGGCGCTACCGCATCAAGGCGATCAAGCGAGTGCTGCAATCAGAGCTTGATAAACCAAGTGTCATGTCAGGCGATCCAGCCTATTACATCATACTGATGCGGTTTCGAGATTTGCCGGACCATGAATTGCTGGATAATATCGAAACCCTGCCGTTTGTTGGTAGCCGTGGTCATGAGTCACCGGCGTGGAAAAAACTTGGTAACGGTAAAGCAGTATCAAAAAACCCTTTCGGAGTTAGAGCATGAACTACCTCGAAAAAGTAAAAGAGTTCCGCAACCTGACCGGCATCAACGGTCAGCCGGAAGAGCTACATGACAAGTTGATCCGTGAGGAGCTGGCAGAGCTGGCGGATGCGCTGGCTGATAGCGTGGTTGTTGTTGCAGGCAAACGCGCTGACGGCCTGACGAGCGATGCCGAATACAGGCATCGCATTGGTCATATCATGGAGTCTGCGTACTGGGCTGGCATCAACCTTGACGCCGCTTTCGAAATCGTCCACCGCTCCAACATGAGCAAGCTGTGCACTATTCAAGAGCTTGACGCCACCATCCTGAAATACAACGACCTAGGCGTTGCTGTTGACTTCACCGAAGTCAGCGATGGCCTGTATGCCTGCCGGTCGGCGTGCGACCACCACAGCTACCCGCGCGGCAAGCTGTTGAAGTCGGTCAGTTATCAAGCGCCAGACTGGTCTGGAGAGGAGTGGATGCTGTGAGTGAGTGGATTAGTGTTGAGGAGCAGTTGCCACCAAAGAGACAGGACAGATCCGATATATCTACCATGGTTATGATTGCAAAAACAAACGGAGATATTAGAGTTGGATGCGTTTACTTTAGGGGCGATGGATCGATGAAATGGTGTGATGCAGAGGGGAATTATTTGTCAAATCACAGCCACTGGATGCCACTACCGGAGCCGCCGAAATGAAACAATACCTCGACCTTGTACGCGACGTACTCGAAAACGGTCACGACCGTGGCGACCGCACCGGTACCGGCACGCGCTCAGTGTTTGGCCGCCAAATTCGGTTTAATCTACGCGACGGCTTCCCGCTGGTGACTACCAAGCGCGTTCCGTTCCGGCTAGTTGCCGCAGAGCTGATATGGTTCTTGTCCGGTAGCACTAACAACAACGATCTGGCGCGGCTGTCTGGCTGCGATCCAGATAAAACGATCTGGGCTGAGTGGGCTGCTCCGAATGGCGAGATGGGGCCGATCTATGGCGCTCAGTGGCGCAGATGGGCGGGATGGGATGGCCGCAGTGTAGACCAGATTCAAGGTGTTATTAATGAAATCAAGCACAACCCTGATAGCCGGAGGTTGATTGTGAGCGCGTGGAACGCTACTGATTTGCCAATAGATGGCCTCCTTCCGAGCCAGAGTGCGACATACGGCTTGCAGGCCCTTCCACCCTGCCACACCCTGTTCCAGTTCTACGTCCGCGACGGCAAACACCTAGACTGCCAGCTGTACCAGCGTAGCGCCGATATATTCCTCGGTGTGCCGTTCAATATCGCATCCTATGCGCTGCTGACGCACATCATAGCCAACGAGTGCAATCTGACCGCAGGGGAGTTCGTGCATACGTTCGGGGATCTGCACCTGTACCACAATCATTTTGAGCAAGCACGAACCATGCTCAAGCGCGAACCGCGACAACTGCCGGAGTTTGCCTGGGCACCAGGTGCAACGAAAAAGCACTGGGAGGATCTAACGCCGGATGACTTCACCGTATTGCTGTATGATCCGCATCCTGCAATACCTGCTCCGGTGGCTGTATGACAACCAAGATATGCCCAAACTGCAGCAACCGCGACCTAGTCCGGTTGTCCACCCTAAACCTGAAGTTTTGCCCAGATTGCCACACGTGGATACCGTGGAAGCTATCAGAAGGCCAGCAGCCGATAGTAACAAACAATCGTGTAAAGGCTGGTCAGGTGGTACCAAGTGATCCAGAATGACCACACAAACAAAAACGGAGGCACGGACATGCTAACACCAATCAAAGGAAACAAGCGCATCATGGAAGAGCAGCAACAGGCGCTGAGTGAGTACCAGGCTGCACTGACAGTCGAGCGCAACGATAAGGCTCAACTGGTGAACCTGATCGCCCGCGCATTGGATGACATGAATCACCATGCGTGCGTGACGGATAGCACGCTGCGGGTGATGCGCGATACGCACAAACGGTTTACGGAGGAAGTGTGATGAATGAAGACCTGAAGTGGTTGGCTGAGAATGTGCATGAGTGGCCAGAGCGTTGTGTTTATGCCACAGTTAGTAACTGGGGGAATGGGCCTACGGTTTCATGGGACTGCGGCACAGTATTCGGTAAGTCTTTTTCCCGCGACCAATGGCAAGCCGCACGTGATGAGCTAAGCGGGAAGCCGAGTTGGGATAATGTAGTTGGCGAATGGATCGCACAAGACGAAGACGGCGAGTGGTACAGTTTTGATAACAAGCCATACCATGGTGATGGCTGCTGGGATGTCAATCCTTGCTACAGGGAAAAATATGGTAAAAGTGAAGTCCTCTGTGACTGGCGCGACACACTGGAGCGTAGACCTGAGAACCATTCCGTTGAACCCACCGAAAAGGTCGATCATATTCCCGACGCCGGGAAAATGGCCGGGAACTATATCGATGAAGCCCTCGAAATGTTCGGCAGCCATTACGGTGACGCCACCGAAAAGGTCTGGCGAGGACCGGAGGATGGATTGCCACCTGTAGGTTGTGATTGTGAGTACATCGACGCAACAGGCAACTGGCACACCGTCGAGATCACTGCCATCGGCAGACGAGGCATCCTGTTTGTTCAGTCCGGCAAAGACAACGAACAGTACACGCCGCTAGATCCGCGTAAGTTCCGCTCCATCCGCTCCGAAGAAGACAAGGCGGTTGAGGAGATGATGAAGTTTGCTCCCGTAGATAATGGATCAATGGCTGGTATAGCTTGTCAGCACATGGCTAGACAACTATACCGCGCAAAATACCGTAAACAGGAGGACGAATAATGGACACCATACAACTCATGCAATGGCATCAAGAATTCAACGAGATCATGCAATCTGAATATCTGGACAACCGAATCGCGGACGCTATGCGCGACCTGCACCGCCGCACTGGCGAGCAAGACGACATGTTCAGTGAGCCGGTCGAGGAAGAAACGGAGAGGATGTTATGAAAACCGAACGTGTAACCATCTACACAACTGATGGCCAGATCATTGACGGCGTTAAGCGCCACTGGCCTGACCATGTTGACCATGCCGATATGTGCGGCAACATTATCCATGAAGAGACTATCGCGGAGGTGCGTGATGCAGGTTGAGTTGAGCAAAACCGAGATCGAGATTCTGATGGAGTGGTTTACATGCTACTCAGAAGATCGCGGTACATTTCAACATGACGATGATATGTACGAAACTTTGAAGGCTTGGCAAGAACAAGCCGAAGAACTCGAAGGCATTGACCTCAATGACTGCGCCGGTGGTGCCTGCACACTGTAGACCTACCCTCATGCGGCTCTGCGGGGCCGCATCGCGGTAGGGTGTCAGATACCCCGCCAGGTAATATCGTTTAGCCCCATTACGGGGCTTTTTTGTTCTTCCAGAACGACTCATCACCAGCATCTTTGACAGCCCTGTAGTATGTCATAGCGCGGTAACTGCGCAGCCATGTAAGCCAACCTCCGTGATTCTCTATGATTGCAATCAGGTTTGTCAGGAATAAATCGTCCGCAACATCCTTGTCTATCTCATCCTGCCCAAACTCATACATCCAGTCGTGGATCTGGCATGCGGCCTGAATATTCAAACCCCACATTGTCTCAGGCACAATCTTGTTCTTCCATCCCGACGGGCCGCATCCGTTGCAAACTTCGCCACGCCGAGGAGCAGATGCCTCCCAGTACGATGCAGGTGCTATCAACACGCCTTGCTTTGATAGATTGAATATCATTTGTCGTCATCTCCTATTGCGTCTAGCACATCAGTACACAGTCCAGCAGCCGGATAACCTGGCACCGCTGCGCGAATAAGGTTCAGCAGCACTGCACGCGCCACCGGGTCAGATTCAGTACAGTAACGGTGCTGGAGCGTTAATACCTGCACCGTACCATCAACTGCGGATCCGGATAGGTCGCCGAGCTGATACCCATCCTGCATACGAGGCATCGAGCATCCAGCCAGCGTGGCCGCAAATGTTACCGCCATCACTATTCGTTTGATCATTTTACGCCCTCCAGTGTCGTTTCAATCACCCGCCGTGTCCAGCCGCGACCGTATCGGCCCCACCCCTTCAGCGCGGCGTAGTATGCGATGCGTTCGGCAGCATAGCGTACAGCGATCTCATCGGGCTTAGCGCTGTTGACCGCTGCGAGCGTGACGGGTCCGATAACGCCGTCATCTGTGACGCGCACAACGCGTTGTAGTAGGCGGATTGCTGTACGGTTGCCTGCATTAACGGCCATGTCAAATACTGCGACAGCAACCGGCTCTGGCATTTCATCAGCTCGGATTGCATCCCAATAATCGCGTCGGTATATCTGCTTTGCGTCATCGCGGGTTAGCTCCTTGATGTTGAGATCGGGGTAAGCACGCTTGCTTATGCCGTAATTGGTTTCGCCGCCAGCATCGTGCGGGTCATTCACATACCCTCCCTCGTGCTTCAGGATTAACTCAACTGCCGTGTCAAACGTCATTTATCCATCCTCTTATTGACCACCTTTCGCGCCACTTCGCGCACGTAGTCTGTGCCAAGGTGTCCGATCATTGCACCGACCAGCGTTGCTGTGCCGTGGCCGACTCCAAACTCAGC